TGTCGGAGGTGCTTCTGGAAAATCAGAATTGATTCCAGCCGAAATCATATTTTCAAGAGGCTCAAATGTATTTGCACTCATATTCCGAACTCCTTTTTTATAGTTTTAACAGCATTAGGATAATTGATATAAGGTTCTATCGTTTCAAGCATTTCCAACATTCGCTTCTGAGCTTCAAGCGAAGATTGTACTGCAAGAACATCCCTTATCATCTGTATTATTTCCTTTTCTGCTAGAATTTGGTCGTTTTTAATTTGCTCATCATTATTTAAATCTATATATAACTGATTTAACGGCAAAGATGATTCAATTAAGTGAAGTAGACTCTCTAATAACTTTTGGGCAGACTCGGGATTGCTACGAATCTGTTCTACCACGGGGTGATCTCGGTTGATTTCATAATAAAAGCCACCTTTTGCTGCTTTCATCCGGTTCCATACGTGCGAAATTGAATCATCCGTTTCCTTTTTCCCTCGGAACACCCAAGTCCGTTTACTTTTCTCTGCTATTTTCTCGATTATTAATTCAAGATTCTTTCGCACCTCCGCAGGCGGTAGAGCAGAGGATTTCTTTATATCCAATGTCCATAAATCATCCAACGTGTTGGGGATATCTACTTGGATACGGGCGAGCTTTGACAAGTCTCCCTTTCTCATCATTCTAAACCATGTACCCCATACAAGAAGGCGTTTATTTCTATAAACATAGAACCCCTGTTGTTTCCTTAATCCGTCCTTTCCGCCTAATCGCTTGATTTCCTCTGCCGTCATTTTTGATGTGTGTGGTAAAATATACGGTCTGACAATTATTTTCTCCCCACGAATTTTAAGTATTTCATCATCCATAGGTTGCTGACTTTTACCAGATAAGAATGGATCAAACGGTACTATAGCAGTATTATTGATGCTAATTTTTATTTTTTTAAGTCCTGTTTCTCCAGATAGATACCTATGGAATACAAGTGAGATATGTTCTCTGACACCATCTATCTTTTTTCCAAGGACCTCTTCAAAGTTTATCTCACCTGATTTCAGCCGATCCAACTCCTGCCACACAATTAGTGTTCCAGATTCATATTGACACAAAGCTTCAAAATGCGGAACTGTATGCATCTCATCGGAGTCAAGTACAATTAATGACCATTGACCAGTTTGTGCAACATAGTCGATATCCCATCTTCTTCCTTCGATACTATTACCTTTCTTAGAGATAACAGTGAGGACTCGACACTGCGATAATGATGCAGTTTTTAATCCTAAACCAAATCTTCCAAGGTCATTTGTAGCTCTTATATCTAATGGATTTCTGCTTCCATATTGCATAGCTTTATCAATTTCAGGTGCATCCATACCGTTACCATTATCTAGCACAGCTATGTAAGCATCACCGACAGGGAAGAAAAATATATCTATATTCTCAGAGCAGGCAGCAATACTATTATCGATAATATCTGCTATTGCTGCATCTAACGTATAACCGATTGCCCTTGTAGATTCAATCAATGTGGGTGCATATGGCGGTAGTTCTATAGTGTGCATATTTTCTCCCTCCAGTATAGATATAATTTGCGAACGGGTAAAATACCCCATAATCTACTATACCACAATCTGCTGATTTTTTCAATACACGATCCGCACTTTTTCAGAAAAAAGTAGGTGTTTTGTTTCCTTTCATTTTGTAAAGAGTTACTTTTTTCTCTTGACAAATCATGATAAGATGCGAAAAACTCTGTGCAAGCATCGGACATCAGTGTCCATTTGCACAGAGTCTTATTCTATGATTTACTTTCTCTACGGACTTATCACTCCGAATACTCTCTCGCCATCTCTTTTATCTTCTCAACCATCATATCGCTGATGCAGCTTCCGATCTTCTCTAAAGTGTCCTCGTCCATCAACCAGAAACCTTTCTTATTAAGGTGTGCATCAAGTATCTTATACATTTTCCACATATGCGGCTGATAACACTCTGGTATATCGCTGATGCAGGTCGGCTCTATGTTTTCATCGGGATAAACGCCGCCATTGATCTTCAGCTTACCCTCGTTAGCGGCATTTACAAATAATATCGTCAGATCGTCTGTGAGCAATTTTGCGAAGTAGTGGGCAAGCGCATACTCATCAATGGTGTGCGAATAGTAGTAAAGCGTTGCTTCAAGAAAATCCTCTAACTGATTTACTATCCCGCCCCATACATCTGTTGTCCAGTCGAGCATTTCCGGATGATAGCTGTCACCGCCGGAGCGAATCGTATAGCTGACATGGTTTGCGATTACTTCTGCGATAAACTCCTGCCAGAACCAGTAGCCTTCCTGCTTTCGGCGTTCACTGCTGTATCTGCAGCCGTCGATTGCTGCATCATATAAAGGAGAATCATCTATCAGACCGGGTTCATTATAACGGTGCAGATCATCTACCTCTGCATTGATAGTGTAGAAATGCCCAAGTTCATGCCAGAAGAAATGTTCAAAATAAACACGCAGCTCGAAGTCGTCATGCACAGGCAAGTCTGCCACAAGCTCCCTGCGAATCAGAATCGCATTGCCTTTCTCACCGTGTATGTATTCCATGATGGAGTCAGGCGGTTCCTCTGTATGAGGACAGCCGATGCTTTTGATGATCTTCTTTCTTGTCCGGGAATAACTGCTTGCAGTTGAAGTATACACCGGCGGAAACGGAATGCCGAGATCAGGCATGATCTGCTCAAACTGCATCTTTGCCATTTCAGCCCAGTAAAGAATCGTTGCTTCGGGTATCGGGCGCGGCTTTGGCAGTTCAGCAGGATGTGCGGTATCTTCGCCGTTAGTACGCTCGGCAAATTCAAGCATACTCTTTACAAAATCAAGCGGCAAGCCTTTTTCTTCTGCCAGCTTCTGTGCTTCGACTTCAAGTTCATTCATGCGCTTTACTCCTTGTAAAATAGTACAATAATTTATTTTTTATTATAGCACAATTGCCGCCTGTTTTCAAGCCTTTAGAGAGCGTTTTCATATAAAAACTCAGGCTCTGTGAGAAGACACTATACCTCTCACAGAGCCTCTATTCATTATACAGCCTTTTCCATCACTACCTCAGTCAAAGCCCTCTTGCATATCTCAGCAGGATTCCCGTTCGGCTTTATCCAGCTTTCAACGTCCTCTCTACTCAGTATCACCGGCATTCGGTCGTGGATGCTTCTCAGTTCCTCGGTTGCGTCCCGTGTGATTACCGCAAACACCGGGCAATTAACTCCGTTTCTCTCCTCGATCCTATACAACAGCCCAGCAAGCAGCGTAGATTCGGCTCCTTTCGGCTGTATCAGGTATTTATCGCCAACCTTCTTCTTTTTCCCGTCCGGACTCCTGAAATGCTCCCATTCAAAGTACCAACTGCTCGGAATTACGCATCTACTTCGGAACCATGAGTCCTTCCACATTTCCTTCTGGTCAGCCGTTTCGAGGCGGCAGTTCACGATTGGAGCATCGGTCGCGTCATGACTGAAACCCCAGAGCATCGGAAAAACTTCCATTCTTCCGTCCTTATTCGGTGCTAAAACCGCAGCAACATCAGTCGGACGCAGTTCACCGGACATAAACAGCGGTTTGCCGAGTTTTACCATGATAGTATTCGCTAGCTCCAGTTTCTGTGCCCGTGTGATCAGCGGAGCGAACTGAGCAGGCTCTACATAGAAGCGTGTACACATAAGACCACGACCTTTCAGCCTTCGATCATTCTCAGCTTATAGTGTTTTCGGCAGAGTGCTGTATAACTCTCATTACCGCCGAGCTGTACCTGTTCTCCCTCTGTGACCATTTCACCGTTCAGGAGTCTTGCATTGAAGTGCGCTCTTTTGCCGCACCAGCAGATGGTCTTGATCTGCTCAATATCGTCTGCAAGCTCCATGAGCCGCTGTGCGCCGGGAAACAGATGACTCTGGAAGTCTGTCCGCAGGCCGTAGCAGATAACTGTGATGCCATGAAAATCCACAAGATCACTGAGCTTGTCTATCATTTCAGGTGACAGGAACTGCACCTCGTCAACGATGATACAGTCATAATGCTCACCATTATAGTCAGCAAGGAAGTTTTCAGCAAACTCGCAGGGTTCTTCAAGTCCGATGCGGGATTTTAGGTTCTTCGCACCGTCCCTGTCCTCGCATCTCGGCTTCAGCAGAAGCACTTTTTTGTCTCTCTCATAGTAGTTATATCGAACCATAAGCGCATTGGCGGTCTTGGAGCTGCCCATTGCGCCGTATCTGAATATCAGTTTTGCCATCTGCCTTACTCCTCATCGTCCTCGTGCATGACTTCATATCGCTTGATATCTCTCTTGCTTGCAATGGAAGCGGGTTCAAGGATACCGAGAACGCGCCCGATCAGAGTGACATTGTCATATTCTGTGAATGTCATGGTATCATACTTATCATTAAACGATACCAGACCTTCTTCCTCATATATCTTTATGTATGTACTGTTTCCAACCATGAAAGCGCCGACCTCATCGTATTGCAGCTCCGGACAGCCGGGATACTTCTCCACAAGAACAAGGTCGCCGTCATGATACTCAGGCTCCATACTGTCGCCGTTGACAGGAAACACAAGGTCTGCCTGCCGTATTGCTGTGTTCGTATTCGGATACAGATAGATCGGTGTTCCGTTGTCCTCAAACTCCGCCCCGCCGTCAAAGCCTGCTGCAAGCCCCTTGTCGCAGAGTGTCAGTTTGATGATCTCCGGGAAGCTGCCGACAGTCTCTGCCGCTTCAAGCGAGGATAGCAGACTGTCCATTGCAAGCTGGTGCGGATACGACAGTCCACGGTATCTCTCTACCATAGACTTTTCCTTATCAGTATAGGTATCTTGCTTGTTTTCGATGCCATATAGTTCATACAGCGTGATACCAAGTGCGTCACATAGCTTAGGAACAACGCTGAAATCCGGGCGGGTTCTTCCGTTCTCCCAGTTACTGATAGCATTTGAGGTCACGCCGATTTTTTCTGCAATCACTTTCTGATCTAATTTTAGACGCTCCCTGTAGTATTTGATGCGACCGCCAACCGCGTGAGCGTCCTTACGGTGGGCAGGATCAGAGATGTTACTCTTAATATCCTTGCCTCCCTGTGAGACTGAGATATTCGGTTTCTTACGCTGTTTCATTACAAAGCTCTCCTTCAAGAATGTATGGGATAGTCAATCCTCAAAACGAACAAATATTCTTATTGAAATCTGTGCAACCCTACAAAGTTTATCAAAGACTTTTCAACGCTGAAAACGTTAGAAATGCGAAATTTGGCGTAGGCATTGCATCTTTGATCACATTATAGCACACAATCGGTGTTTTGTCAATACAAAATTGCACTTGCAATTCGTTTGACGGTGTGATATAATAGCAATGTCGGTATTCCGCCTACAGGAAAATGAGACCGAAGGCTGGTGCAGTGTGTCCGTCTTAAGGTGTGTGACAGGACAGACTGCCGGTCAGAGTACCGACAACTTCGCCATCAACCCACTTCGCCACGATAGATATACAGAACAATAGAATGGAGCTAATGTTGGAAATACCATAAGTTGCGAAACAGGAGGGCGTAAATGACTATATATCTTGATAGAGGACCGTTTCTCACCATTCCCGACAAGCTGCATTCGGGGCAGTACAGAGTGATCCGCAACCCCGACTGGCACGGAGTACTGCCGGAGATCGTGTCCTTCACCGATTTTCTCAAATGGAATTACACACTGGAGTATGGTCAGTATATCCGCAAATTGCACTACTACCACCAGCTTCCGCTGCCGTGGGTCGTTCCACAGGATGCCGAGATAGAAACTGTCATCATCGAGGAAGGCAGATATGACCGCATTGATCACAATTCCTTTGATATGTATGTGATATGCGATGTCGTGTTCGAGATGAACGGCTGCCGGCAGTGCCAGAAGTATATCGTACACGGCTTTTACTGCTCTTACGGCGGTTCAGACTTTCTGTGCGGTGCGGAGCTCTACAATGGTCAGTTTATCCGGCTGAACAATCCCTTAGATGAGTTTCTGGTTCCCATCCTTTCAAAGAAAGAATTTGCAAGCATTGCACAAGCAATCATCGACCACTACTATTCATACAAATCGAATTATCCCTGCCGCATCAATACTGCTTCAATTGCAAAGGCAATGGGTCACGATATAAAGTATGCCAGACTGTCAAAAAACGGAAATGTCAAGTCCAAGCTGATCCTGGACAAGCGGGATACGACCGTCTATGATAAGGAATACAAAGCTGTCAAAATGCGGATCGACAGTCCTACGATCCTTGTGGACGAGTCATTGGAGGAGGATGAAGCGCAGAACGCCATTATTCATGAGTGCGTTCACGCTTACCTTCACAACCTCTTCTATGAGCTGCAGAGCTACTATCGGAAAATGGTCGGCAGGAAGATGCCGGAGTTCAATGACTACTTCTATTCCAAGACGCAGCGTAGCTGCCTGAAATGGATGGAAACACAGGCAAATGCCATCCCACGCTTTATTCAGATGCCGGAGGAGCAGGCATCCGATGTCATCCTGAACTTCTTCGAGCGACTCCCCGGAGAGCCTGACTGGGACGATTACAGAGAACTGATCGACCTTGTGAAATGGAAGTTCGGAGTATCCCGCAATGCTGCGAAGAAGCGTATCATTGAGCTTGGCTGGCCGGAGGTGCGCGGTGTGTATGTCTACAACACCACAGGATATGTTGAGGACTACGATGTAGAGCTAAGATTCCCGCAGGACTATACCTATACACTGTCATTCCGCCAAATCTCTGATGTGTTTGCATCCTGCGAGACCTTCGCAGAGCTTGTCCGTTCCAAGAAGTTCATCTATCTGGACGGTCATGTTGTGATCAACAGCGACAGGTATATCCGCAAGGAACACGGCTTAGCTATGGGCTTGACAGAGTATGCTAGACACCACATGGCAGAGTGCTGTCTGGATTTCAAGCGTATCTACGCAGAATTCGACTACAGCTATACCTATGGCGAGCTACACAAGGATGACCTGACCGAGATCACGGCCGAAAACCGTTCGTTCAGCGATGAACAGCGAAAGAAGATCCGCATGGCAATGTATGAGATCACAGAAGAAAACTATAAACTGACCGTTCCTTCAGATGTCAACGAATTCGGCAAGGCGGTGCGTTTCCATATGGAGAGATGCGGTCTCACCTCGGATCTGGTTGCAGACCGCAGCGGCATGGGTGTGAACACTGTCAATAAGATGCGCAGTGGCAAGAGAGTGAAGCTCGAAACAGTGCTAGCTTTTTGTGTCGCTTTGGAGCTTGAAGAGTCGTTCCGCATTGACCTTATGCAGAAAGCGAAGGTTGATTATGATATGAGCAATCCTGCCCATCGGCTCTATGTCACGATCTTTGAGCTGATGCCGAAGGCAAATGTCTTTCAGATCAACGATCTGCTGAAGGCAGAAGGCTTTACGCCGTGGACGAGGGACTGCGAGGAAAAGAAGCGGTATGCTAAGAAAAGTATGTAATAACGGCATTTTCAGGAGGCTTTCGAGCCTCCTTTTTTTATGCCCTGAAATATTTTCATGAAGCCCCCAGAAAAAATGGGGGCGATTTGCGTTTTTGAAATAGTTTAGAGACAGAATGTTCATAGAATATCCATTTAATTTAGATGATATGAACAAGTGAAGATGATATATCAAAGTTGAGATAAGCACAGTGCATAAAAAGCAGCCCCCATTTTTTATGTATGTAAAAGAAGATTCGGATATGTTATGATATAGACACGGTCAAGGACAGGCACCACCTTCCAAGACTGAAACACCACAATGCCGGATGCATACGGCAGAGGATGTTCATATGATATCTGAACAGAATGCCATAGGTATACCCTGTGGTCGGAAGCCGATGTCATATGTCTACTCTGTGCTATGCATCCGGCTATTTTTTTTGCCGCGGCATTCGGAGCATGGCAATTAGATCATTACATTTGTTAGTCAGGGCGCGCACTGGCGGACAGATGCTCATAGCGGAAATAACATCACGATTTGGAGTCTGTATAGACTGACAAGGTGTATTTCGTGTGGACATCGTCCCCTGCGTGCCTTTTTCTCTGGGACAGCAGTCGCGTTATGGGCATCTGCCGCTTGGTGTGTTCCTTGCAGAAAGGAACGATTATGGAAAACGCAAATGTTCAGAATGCTGCCGCTATCACCGATAAGACCACCCTCGGCGAACTGCTTGCAATGCTTGACCTCGCTGATAAGGCAGGCAAGATGCCGACACCGAGAGAACTGTTTGAGACTGCCGGTTCGCCGATAGCCGATATGAATGGCTGCACTCTCTTCAGCAACGGCTTCGCCATCTATCAGAATGTCACTGGGCGCACTGTTGTCTGGCTGCCGTACTGCAAGAGCTTCACCTATTACTTCGGCAAGCTCCGTGATTCCGAGAAAGACACGCTGACAGAGACCTATGAGCTGCCGGATGGATTTCTGGAAACACAGCCGTGGGTGATCGCAGTAACACTGATCGGCGACCATCGTGTGGAGGCAAACAGCATGAACCGCACCGGCAGCCGCAAGGATACCACAGATTATGACAGCGCCGATAACGGCGATAAAGACGGTGATGCAGAGGAGGCTTTGGCAGATCCGTATCGCAGGGCATTCAACTGGTATGACGGACGCATGGGCGAGAATCCGCAGGATGCCGTGGAGCGCAGAGAGACACGCGAGGAGATGCTTGCAGACATGACGGACAAGCAGCGTGAAGCCTTTATTATGTACTTCAGGGATGGTATGACGCAGGAAGAGATTGCTTCATATATAGGGGTAAGCCGTGATTCCATAAATGACAGGCTTGAAGGTGCTTTGAAAAAAGCAAAAAAATATTTTTAGGATACCCACAAAAAGACCTCTCCCACGACAGTATATGAGAGGGCTTGAAAAGAAACCAAACCGCAAGCGGCTGCAAAGCCCTCGCAGCCGAACCATTATTACATCGGTCGAAAGACCTGAACAGAAAGGAAATGCTTATGCCTATGGAAAACAGAGTCCCGAAAAACCGCTACAACGGCGGTGCCGCAACCGATGCCGACAAGCAGGACAAGCCCGATGTGCTGAAGATGATCGAAACGGCAATGGACAAGCGTGCGGCGGGCATCGCACAGACGGTCACGGATATGTTCCGTTTCATGTCGATGGCATCTGCCATGCTCCCGAATATGGAGATGGATGTCGGTGTGTTCCGTCTGAAGATCGACGATGACGGCATCTTTTTCGAGATCAACCATCCGTTCCGCAAGCGCAAGCAGCGTGATATCTCCAATGACTGCTGTGCCGAGGAGCCGGACAACTATGATGATGACGAGGAGGGACTGATTTATGACGGAGACTGAAAAGAAATTCCCTGTGCCGGGACCGCTTCCCGTAGACGCAAAGAAGCTGATCGATGGGCTTGGCACGATCTTCGGCGGCGTGATCCAGCTTCTGGCAGCAATGGAGCCGAACATGGCAAAGGAGCTGGCGGACATGGCGATCAACGGTGTGCCAAAGGAGACTGCGCCGGAGGAAATCAATCCGGACGATTTCGAGGAGATCATCACCGCTGACGATCTGCCGTGGGATACAGAGCCGGAGCAGCCCGAAGAGCCGAAACCTGCGGAAAAGCCCAAACCGAAGAAGGCGGCAAAGAGGGCGGAGCCTGCATCGGAGCTGACCGCTGATGACCTCATCCGCGTGGTGACGCAGAAGATCAAGCAGAACCGTGCCAACAAGGACAAAGTGCTGGCGCTGCTGAAATCCTACGGTGCGGCAAAAGTCAGCGATATACCTGCGGACAAGTACGAAGCGTTTCTCACTGACCTGTCGCAGCTCTGATCGGAGGTGGCACGATGCCGGATGTTCATGCACTTCTGAGTGCATCCAGTTCCAAGCAATGGCTTCACTGTCCGCCGTCCGTCCGCCTGCAGGAGAACTTTCCGAACGAGAGCTCCGTGTATGCCGCCGAGGGAACATTCGCTCATGAGGTCTGCGAGTACAAGGTCCGCAAGTATCTGAAGGAGCGTGTGAAACGTCCGCAGTCCGAGGAATATGACACCGAGGAAATCGAGCAGATCACAGATGTGTATGCGGAGTTCGTGATCTCCATCATTGAGCAGATGAAGGAGAACGGCTGTGAGTCGCTTGCTTTTGTTGAGGAGCGTGTGGACTACAGCCACATTGCCCCTTCCGGCTTTGGCACGGCAGATATGCTCATCATCGGTAAGGACGAGCAGGGACGCGGAATCCTTCATGTATGCGATTTCAAGACGGGTGCAGGCGTGTTTGTGGATGCAGACCACAACAGCCAGATGATGCTCTATGCGATCGGAGCTTTAGCCGCCTACGGCTTTTTGTATGATATTGAGATCGTGCGTATGAGCATCATTCAGCCTCGTCTGGATAATATCAGCACATTCGAGTGCAGCAGAGCCGAGCTTGAGGAATGGGGCGAGAGCATCAAGCCCATTGCGAAACTTGCCTACGAGGGCAAGGGCGAACAAAGCCCCGGCGACTGGTGTCGGTTCTGCCGTGCAAAGCCTGTTTGCAAAGCGTGTGCCAATGAAGCACTGGCACTCTGCCGTGAGGATTTCCTTGACCTCGATGCCGGAGCATTCGATGATACTGCGGAGGAAAGCGATATGACCGCACCCTACGAAGCGGATATACAGACTGCCGTATTCAAGCAGCCGGGACTGATTCCTATCAGCGAACTTGCGGAGATCCTGCCGACTCTGAACCGCATCAGCTCTTGGATCGAGGCGGTATTCGCATTCGTATCCTCCGAGGCGATCAATCACGGTGTACCGATTCCCGGCTATAAGGTGGTCGAAGGGCGCAGCAAGCGTGTATTCACAGATACAAAAGCTGTGGTCGATACCGCTGTTCAGAACGGGTACACCGACCTTTACAAGCAGACGCTCATCACGCTGACGGAATTTGAAAAGATGATGGGCAAGAAAAAGTTCAACGAGCTGCTCGGTGAGTATGTCGCCAAGCCACCCGGAAAGCTGGCACTTGTGCCGGAGAGCGATCCGAGAGAACCCGTTGATCTCACAACACCCGGTCAGGAATTTGAAGTTCTCTCTGATGATGAGTGAGGATCATACAATAATGCCGCAATTATTCTGTTTGGTGAATACGCAAAATTGAATGAAATATAGGAGGTATACTATGGCAAACACAACACCCGCGACTAAAGTGGTTATTCCCTGTCGCATTTCTTTTGCGAACATCTGGGAGCCAAAATCAATTAATGGCAGCGAAGAGAAGTATTCCGTTTCCCTACTGATCCCGAAGGATGACAAGGCAACGCTCGCCAAGATCAAGAAGGCAATTGAGGCGGCAAAGGAAGCGGCGAAGGAGAAGAAGTGGGGCGGCAAGATCCCGCCGAACCTCAAGCTGCCGATGCATGACGGCGACATCGACCGTCCTGATGACGAGAACTATGCCGGTCACTTCTTCTTCAATGCCACGAGCAAGGATGCACCGCAGATCGTTGACCGCCATGTGCAGCCGATTCTCGATCCGATGGAGTGCGGCAGCGGTGACTATTGCAATGTCAGCGTGAACTTCTACGGTTTTGCAGCATCCGGCAACAAGGGCATCGCAGCAGGACTCCAGAACATCCAGCTTGTCCGCCACGGTGAGCGTCTTGCGGGCAGACCGACCGCAGCATCCGACTTCGTTGAGGTCGAGGGCGATGACACGGATGATCTCGCAGACGATGATCTGGATTTCCTGAACTGACGCATAAGGGAGGCTTGCCTCCCTGTACATACACAAACAGGTGGTGATTTTATTGAGCAGACGTGTACTTTCCATCGACTTAGAGACCTATTCGGATGTAGACCTCCCGAACTGCGGTGTGTACCGCTATGTTGAGGGAGATTTCCATATCCTGCTGTTCGCATATGCATTTGACGATGAGGAGACAAAATGCGTGGATATGGCCTGCGGGGAGCAGCTCCCGGCAGAGGTCGTGGATGCGCTGCAGGATGACAGTATTATCAAATCGGCATGGAACGCACAGTTTGAGCGTACCTGCCTTTCAAAATATCTCGGTACGCAGATTTCTCCGGACTCGTGGCAATGCACGATGGTATGGGCGGCATCGCTTTCACTTCCGCTGAAGCTGGCAACGGCTGCACAGGCACTGAAAACTGCACAGCAGAAGGACGCTGTCGGTGAGCGTCTTATCCGTTATTTCTCTCTGCCCTGTAAGCCCACCAAAGCAAACGGCGGCAGAACAAGAAATCTGCCGGAACACGCCCCCGAAGACTGGAAGCTGTTCAAAAGCTACTGCATACAGGACGTGGAAACCGAGCGGGATATCCGCCGCAGGCTTGAAAAGTTCCCCCTGCTCCCGCAGGAATGGGACTACTACCACATGGATCAGCGGATCAATGATCGCGGTATCCTGATCGACAAAGAGCTTGTGCAGCAGGCTATTATCTGCAATATGGCAATGTCCGAAGAAATGACAAAACGTGCATACGCTCTGACAGGACTTGAAAATCCGAATTCCGTATCACAGCTCAAGGGATGGCTTGAGGAGCGTGGCATTGAGGTGGATTCCCTCGGCAAAAAGAATGTCGCTTCTCTTATCACAGACCTCGACAGGCACAGCGCAGACGGTGAGGCTCTGGATATGATGAAGCTGCGGTTGCAGATGGCAAAGTCCTCTGTGAAAAAGTATCAGGCGGCAGAGAGATACATCTGTCAGGACGGCAGGGCGCACGGACTGTTTCAGTTTTCCGGAGCTCAGCGAACACAGCGCTGGTGTCTTACCGGCGATCATGAAATACTGACAGATAAAGGCTGGCTCAGGCTTGATAATTGGCAGGGCGGTAAGATTGCTTGTTGGAATCCTAATCAGGAAATGGTCTCGTTCCAGAAAGCGAACGTATTGTGCTTTGAATATGACGGTCCTATCTACCGCTATGAGGACAAACGGATCGATCAGATCAGCACGCCGGATCACAAAATGCGTGTAAAGAAACGGTATAACGGCGAGTGGACGGATGACACTGTTGGCAATATGGAAAAGTATCGTCCTTCTATTCCGTTTACCGGACGCAGACAAACGATGCCCGGCTTGGAGCACGCAGAACTGAGGGTACTGGTGATGACGCAGGCTGACGGCAGCTATAAAGAAGATGGAATGCTCTGCTTCCATTTCAAGAAGAAAAGGAAAATAGAACGGTGCAAACATCTGCTCAGACAGGCGGGCATTTATTTCACAGTGAATGAATGCAGGACAGATGGAACAACGCAGATCAAGATTCCTTCCCGTGAGCAGCCGATGTATCTAAGAATGTTTCATAACAAGACATTTGGAATGTGGCTTCTCGATGAAAGCCCGGATGTTTTCTTTGATGAGCTTCGGTATTGGGACGGATCGCAAAGCGCCAAAAACAGTATCCAATATACCACAACGAACAAAGTGAATGCCGATATTGTTCAGGCTTTTGCTCATACAAGTGGTCGCTGTGCAAAAATGAAAACGGTCATCCGGGATAAAGAACACCCGAATTGGAGCGATGCATACTATCTCGATATATGGCTCACTCCGAAAAACTGTCATGAAATCAGAGTGAAGCCGACTATCTCGCAATTCAGCGGCAAAATATACTGTGCTGAAACCCCAACCGGATACTTCCTTGTAAGACGTAATGGTAAAGTGTGGGTAACAGGAAACAGCGGGCGCGGCATTCAATTACAGAACCTGCCGCAGAACCACATCTCTACCCTCGATGAAGCAAGAGAACTTGTCAAAATGGGCTGCTTTGACATGATCGAAGCACTGTACGGCAATACGCCGGATATCCTGTCACAGCTTATCCGCACGATGCTCATTCCGAAGGACGGCTGTGAATTTATCGTGGCAGACTTCTCCGCCATTGAAGCGAGAGTACTTGCGTGGCTTGCCGGAGAACAGTGGCGGCTCGATGCCTTCAAGCGTGGCGAGGATATTTACTGTGCATCCGCATCGCAAATGTTCGGTGTTCCGGTCGTGAAGCACGGCATCAATGGAGAACTGCGGCAGAAAGGCAAGGTCGCTGAGCTTGCCTGTGGTTACGGAGGTGGCAGCGGTGCGCTGATCTCTATGGGTGCGCTGGATATGGGACTGAAAGAGGATGAACTTCCCGACATCATTTCAAGCTGGCGCGATGCAAACCCGGAGATCGTGAAATTCTGGTATGCCGTGGAGAAAGCGGCGATCGAAACAGTCAAGGACCACGCGGAAAGAACGGTCGGCAGGATCGGTTTTCAGTTCTCTGCAAATACACTGTGGATCGTGCTGCCGTCCGGGCGCAGACTTGCCTACATCAAGCCGAGGTTACAGCCGAACCGTTTCGGGCGTATGGCGCTGACCTTTGAAGGACTCGGTGCAAACAACAAATGGACGCGCGGTGAGACATACAGCGGCAAGCTGACGGAGAACATCACACAGGCGACCGCCCGTGACCTGCTTGCAGAGGCAATGCACCGAATGGAGCTTGCGGGACTTGACATAGTCGGTCATGTGCATGATGAGGTCATTTTGGAAGTGCCGAAAAGACAATATACGGTCGATGATGTGTGCAATATCATGAATCAAAATCCGAGATGGGCAGACGGTCTGCCCTTATCATCTGCCGGATATACCGGCAATTACTACTTCAAAGACTGAGGAGGATATTCTTATGAAACAGGGACGAGCATTACCGGAAGTGCTGACAGAGCTTCAGAGACAGAATGCAGCAAAGCAGGATTATATTGGCACGGCAGAGGCGTTCCGTCTGGACGAGGACGGCAGCACCTTCCGGATCGGTGACGATCACAGCTTTGGTACCACACAGCTTTTCCATCGTCAGGTGGCATCGGCACTCGGCATTCCGGCGAAGTATTACGACATGATGCAGAAACAGAAGCCTGACCTTCTGGCAGACAATGTGAATGCATGGTTCAGTGACAAGGGCAGCAGCTACATGGTGCGTACCCTTGATTACGGCAGCGGACAGGTTGCGAGAGCCTTTCTGTCTGACCGTTACCGCCGTATCGATAACCTTGAAATTGCCTCGGCTGTTCTCCCGATTTTCGCCGGACAGGAAGGCATGGAGGTCATGAGCTGCGAGGTCACAGAGAATAAGCTGTATCTGAAGATCGTCAATCACCGTCTGGAAATGGCGTGTGTCGGTGACCGTGTGCAGGCAGGTGTCATCATCTCCAATTCGGAGGTTGGACTCGGTGCTGTGTCTGTTCAGCCGCTTGTCTATACACTTGCCTGCACCAACGGCATGGTGGTCAACAGTATGGGCGAACGCCGTACCCATGTCGGCAGGGCGGCGAAAGCACTGGAAGACAGCTTCAATATCTACACAAATGAAACCCTCGAAGCCGAAGATAAGGCATTCATGCTGAAGCTCCGTGATACCACAATGGCAGCAATTGAAGAGGCTCGTTTCGCACAGATCATCGGTGTGTTGGAGCAGAGCCACGGCGCAAAGATCACAGGACGTGTGCAGGATGTCATCGAACTGACCGGCAAGGCGTATGACCTGAATCAGTCGGAACAGGACAGCATTCTGAACTATCTCATCAAGGGCGGCGATCTTTCCCTCTATGGTCTGAGCAATGCCATCACACGCGCTTCGCAGGATGTAGATTCCTACGACAGAGCCACTGCGTTAGAGGGCATCGGCTGGCAGGTGGCGACCATGCCTGCAAATCAGTGGAAGGAGATCAACGCATGAGCAGAACCTGGAAAGACAGAAAAGGATATAAAACACGCAGAAAACGACACGGATATCCTGTGCCGGAGATCTGCAATTACACACGCGGCAGCTATGAAGATTATGACCACAGCGATGAGGAACTGTATGTCGATGACCAGTGCTGCGAGAACTGCCGCTTTTGCGGATGTTGCCGTCATACACCGTTCCCGTCGGGCTGGTGCGAATACTGGAAGGACGGCACACATTGAGAGAATATGTTGTCGAAAACGAGTTTGTCAAGGCGGTAAAAGCGGCAGGCGGTGTGGCATACAAGCTGACATCGCAGACCGCAAACGGACTGCCGGACAGACTCGTTCTGTTCCCGGCGGCAAAGACGATTTTCGTGGAGCTGAAAGCACCGGGGAAAATGATGCGACCGTTGCAGCGTAAAAGACGGTATCAGCTTATGAAACTCGGCTTTCCGGTGCTGTGCATTGACAGGATGCCGCAGATCAAGCCGTTCATATCAGCAGCATTGTCATGGACACCCGGTGAGCCGTTCCCGGAAGGCATCGGTGCGAAGATACCCGATCTGGAAAGGGCAACGCTGCCGACGGATATGGATAACTTCGGGGAAACGCTTGAACCCATCGATCCAGACAATCTGATAGAGTTTTATGAAATAGAGGACGGTGATGATGCATGATTAACCCTAAACGCAGAGCTGTGAGAAAAAGCTGCTCATACTGCGGAACTGTCTTTACCTATGTCGGAAGTCATGGTACAAGAAATAAGCATTTTTTCTGTTCTCATGAATGCTATATTGCCTTTAAGACAAAGAAAGCAGAAGTGAAATGCGATTGGTGCGGCAAATCAATGCTGAAAAAACGCTCTGATATATGGAGAACGGATCACAATTTCTGCTGCCCCGAATGCTGTTTACTGTATAGGCAAAAGCAAGGCGAAACTTCATGGAATCATCGTGTGAATGGAATAACCGTACACAGGGGCATTTTGGAGAAGAAGCTCGGACGAGAACTGCGTGCGGATGAAGAAGTACACCTTATCGATGGTAACCATTTCAATAATGATCCGGACAATCTCATCGCCCTTTCCAAATCGGAACACGCCAAAATTCATTCTTCTTGGAAAGCGAGGGACGAGTATGGAAAATACGTTAAAACGCAGTCAGATTCATGAATACCAAAAATACTGTGTTGACTTTATTAAGTCTCATCCCGTATCAGCACTCTTTTTGGATTGCGGACTTGGAAAGACGATCATTTCATTGACTGCAATATATGATCTAATGTTTGATGAGCTGAAGGTATCTAAAGTTCTTGTAATTGCCCCTCTAAGAGTGACAAATGTCTGGAAAGCGGAGGTTCAGAAATGGAGTCATCTGCAAGATGTTGATGTTGCGATAGTAGTCGGAACTGTAAAACAGCGGATTGCTGCGATTAACAGTAACGCTCTTGTTTACGCTGTCAACCGTGAAAATGTGAAGTGGCTCGTAGAGTATTACGAGAAGAACGGTCTTCGCTGGGATTACGATATGATCGTCATTGACGAGCTGAGTTCCTTCAAAAACTACCAGTCACAGCGGTTCAAATGGTTGCGTAAGGTTCGGCCTTTCGTGAAGCGCTGGGTAGGATTGACAGGAACGCCGACTTCCAACGGTCTCATGGACCTGTGGGCAGAGATCGGTATCCTTGACGGCGGTGAGCGGCTCGGACGGTTTATAGGCAGATTTCGTGAAAGCTATTTCAAGCCTGCGTCCATGAATCCGTCAACCGGTGTTGTTTTCAGCTACACCCCACGTCCCGTCGCAGAGGAGCAGATCTATAACAAAATCTCCGACATTACGATTTCCATGAAGGCACTGGATTATCTGGATATGCCGGAATGTATCTTCGTCAATCATGAGGTCGAGATGAATGCAGCAGAGCGAAAACTATACGATCAGCTGAAACAGGATCTTATCATTCCGCTTGAGGACGGAGATATCGATGCTGCCAACGCTGCCTCTCTCTCCAACAAGCTGCTCCAGATGGCTAACGGCGCGGTCTATGACGAAAACAAGGAAGCCCGAATCATTCACAGCCGGAAACTGGAAATGCTGGAAGACCTGATCGAAGCCGCAAACGGACAGCCTGTTCTGGTCGGCTACTGGTTCAAGCATGACCGCACTCGCATCATGGAGCATCTAACCGCCTGCGGTTACAGCCCTCGTGATATAAAGGATTCCGCCGACATCACAGACTGGAACGCCGGAAACATCCCGGTCGCTCTTATACACCCCGCTTCGGCAGGACACGGTCTGAACATTCAGTCCGGTGGCCATATCATGATCTGGTTCGGTCTGACATGGAGCTTAGAGCTTTATCAGCAGACAAATGCGCGTTTGTGGAGGCAGGGACAGAAGCACACTGTCACGATCCACCACATCGTAACAAAAGACAGTGTCGATGAGGATGTGCTTGCTGCTTTGGCCAATAAGGATGTAACACAGGAGAAATTGATCGCCGCTGTCAAGGCGAGATTATAGGATCATACTCTCCGTATGATCCGCACTGAAAAGACGACAAAGCGGCGACAAAACGGTTACACCGCACTCTATGGAGGTGAAAACTATGGCGCGTAAGAACAAACGCCTGAAAACAGAATACCACAGAGGTCTCGGTTTTGATCCGCGAAAGTATATGACTTCCTACTCCCACCAAACTCGCTGTGAATCAATTCCGACTCCCGACCGTGCTCCAAAGCGCGGCGATATCTGGTTTGCGCGGCTCGGCACACATCCGAATTCCAGTGTGCAGGGCGGCACCCGTCCCGTTATCATCATTTCTAACGACCTCGGCAACGAACACGCTGACACCGTCAATGTTGTGCCGATGACCAGACACCTGAAAAAGCCGGAGCTGCCTTGTCACACTCCGCTTTCTCCCGGCAGCATTACCGATAGCAGACAGCCGCTTGAACTGTCAATGGTGCTGGCGGAGCAGCTCACAACTGTCAGCAAGAACGCACTTCGCTATTATGCAGGTCATATTTCCGATGACGAAGCTATGAACCGCATCGAAACCGCTGTTATTGCGCAGCTCAGTCTTGAAAGGAGATATTCCAAATGCCTGTGAATTTTGTCAATATCCCAGATGTTCTGAAGCAGACCGCTTCTTTCTGTGTCTGGAAGCTGGAAAAGAGATCCGGCAGACCGACCAAAGTACCGTATAACCCTCGCACCGGTGCAATGGCGAGAACCAACGATCCGTCTACCTTTGCAGACTTCAATACAGCAATGAAATCCTATGCCATCGGCGGATGGGACGGTATCGGCTATCGTGTCAGCGAAGGCATCGGTGCAATCGACATCGACCACTGCATCCGTGAGGACGGCAGTCTCAATGATGTTGCAGCATCCATTCTCGGTATCTTCCCCGATGCGTACTTTGAGCGCAGCCCCTCTGGTACCGGCTTGCGCGGCTTTTTTCGCCTTTCTCCTGATTTCGCCTACGATAAGACTGTGTACTACATCAACAACCGAAAGCACGGTCTGGAGGTCTATCTTCCCGGTGTGACGAACCGCTTTGTGACTGTTACAGGAGATATGTTCCGCAATGGTGCAGTTACCCGAAATGACGGTTCCCTGCGCACACTACTTGATACCTTCATGAAGCGCAGCACCCGTGTATCTTCCAAGACTGTCGAGCCTGTGTCCTATCTCGATGATGACGGTGTTATCGCTCACGCATCGGCATCTGAATCCGGCGACAAGTTCAAAGCACTGTATGCCGGTAACTGGGAGGAAGGCTACGATTCCCAGTCCGATGCAGATATGGCGCTTGTGTCTATCCTTGCATTCTGGTGCGGTAATGTCGAGGAGCAGATCGACCGTATCTTCCGAACTTCCGGTCTGATGCGTGATAAGTGGGATCGTATGACCGGAGACAGAACTTACGGACAGATCACGATCCGCAATGCTGTCGCTACCAATTCCGCTGTCTATACACCGATTCAGGATTCTACGGCAGAAGATGACTTTGACGATATCGAGGGCGATGCGGAAAATGAGCAGCTTATGTTTGAGCCTGATCTCACCCATGTTTCCCTGACGCTGGAAGAAATGCAGCCGCACACGAATCCCCGCTATCAGCGTGACGAGATCGGCATCGGATATGCATTTGCGGATTATTATAAGCCCATCGCTCGTTTTGACCGTGAGCGCGGCATCTGGTATGTCTTTGACGGGAAGGTGTGGCAGCCGGACGAGAATGCGCTTGCCGTGGCGGAGCTTGCAAAGCGTCTGGCAGACAGGCTGTATACCTTTGCCCTTCAGATCAAGGATGAGGACACACGCAACCGCTATATCAAGCGAGTGCAGAAGCTGCAAATGCGGAAGAACCGCCGCACCATGATCGAAGATGCGAAATCCGTGTATCCAGTGCCGCACGCTATCTTTGACCGCAATACCTACCTTTTCAACTGTCAGAACGGGACACTGAACCTCACCACAGGTGAATTCCGTCCGCACGATCCGGCAGACTTTCTCACCATGATGTCCGGTGTCACTTATGATCCGAACGCCACCTGTCCACGATGGGAGCAGTTCATTTCCGAAGTTATGTGTAATGATGCTGACCTCGCATTATACTTGCAAAAAGCCCTCGGATATGCGCTTACCGGCGACACATCACTGGAATGCCTGTTCATCCTCTACGGTGCAACATCCAGAAACGGCAAAGGCACCACAATGGAGACCTTTCTCAAAATCATGGGCGACTACGGCAAAACCTCCAATCCGGAGATGCTGTCTACGAAATTCGGCAACACCAATGCTTCCGGACCGTCCGAAGAGATCGCCCGGCTTGCGGGTGTCCGTTTTGTCAATATCTCCGAGCCGGAGAAGAAGATCACCTTCAATGCGGCACTGGTAAAGCGTATGACGGGTAATGATACACTGAATGCACGTTTCCTGCATGAGAATTCCTTCGACTTCCGACCGAATTTCAAGATCTTCATCAATACGAATTACAAACCGTCCGTTTCTGATATGACACTGTTTTACTCCAACCGTCTGAAGCTCATTCCGTTCAAACGCCATTTTGAGGAGCATGAGCAGGACAAAGGTCTGAAAGCATTTTTCAGTACGTATGTCTGCCTCTCTGCCATCTTCAACTGGTGCTATGAAGGATATAAGCGGTTCCGTTCCGAAGATCTGGAAGATCCGGCTGCTGTATCTCAAGCAACCAAGGAGTATCAGGAGGAGTCTGACCGTATCGGGCAGTTTGTGGATGCGTGGCTCGAAGAAGGCGAAGCATTTGAAGTCCGTACCTCTGCGGCATATAAGCTGTACGGTGAATGGTGCGATAAATATGGCTACCGCAAGGAAAACAGCACCAACTTCAATAACGCGATCCAGCGTTTCTTCCCCATCGTGCGTAAGCGCCCGAACGATACTAAGGGTGCGCAGAAAACAACGATGCTTGTGGGCTGTCGTTTTCTGGAGCATGAAAACGGCGAAGCTGACGAACCAGAGGAGTTTGCAGCTTTGGAGTAAAAGTAGACTTTTCTCCGTATTTACGCTGTTTTCCGCAGTTGGGGCAGCGTGGGGCAAGTTTTTTCGGTGGTTATTATTATTACTTCTCTTTATATATATTACTATTTTTACTTGCCCCTACTTGCCCCAAATAAATAAAAACAATAGAAAAGATAAGAAGAATAGAGGATTTTCACTGATTTGAACCATTACCCATTTTGCACTGTTTTGAACCTTGCCCGATGCTGTCACTGACAAAGAGTGTGTAAGCGACAAAGCGTGGCAAGGTCAAAATCCAATAAACAATCATACAGGAGGAACACGAATATGAGAATCATTACTTCAGAACAGGTATCCGCAGGACATCCCGACAAGATCTGTGACCAAATCGCGGATGCCATCGTGACAGACTGCCTTCAGCATGACCGCAGCAGTCGTGTTGCGATAGAGTGTCTTTTCAAGAACCGCTGTCTTGTGATCGCCGGTGAGCTGACCAGTACCCATGAGCCGGACTACAAGGCTCTGGTGCAGCAGGTGTTCGACCGTATCAACAACGGCGGAGCTGAGAACAGCGATGCGGGACTTGACTACAAGCTGGACTTCACCGCCGATGATCTGGACATTGCGATTCTGGTCGATCACCAGAGCAATGACATTGCGCTCGGTGTGAATGTCGGCGGTGCAGGAGATCAGGGTATGATGTACGGCTATGCGACCAACGAAACGCCGGAGATGCTCCCGATCCCCTTCGTGCTGGCTACCAGATTTCTGGAACTGCTGAAAGCCTACCCCTGCCGTATGCTGAAAGCCGATGCAAAGGCACAGGTCAGCTATGACTATGACAGCGGTCGCATTACCACCTTCCTCTGCTCGGTGCAGCATACACACGATGTGGATGTTGAGGACTTCAAGCCCATCATCGAAAAGCTGATGGTGAGAACGGCAACCGAATACGGGCTGAATACAGACTTTGCAAAGCTCGTCAACCCGACCGGCAGATTTGTCATAGGCAGTTCCTTTGCGGACTGCGGCGTTACCGGACGCAAGCTCGCCTGCGATACCTATGGCGGTATCGGGCATATCGGCGGCGGTGCAATGTCCGGCAAAGATCCGTCTAAGGTTGACCGCAGCGGCGCATATGCAGCAAGAAAAATCGCAAGGGATATCGTCAGCGCCGGATATTCAGACAAGGCAGAGGTGCAGATCGCATACGCCATCGGTGTGGCAGAGCCCGTATCCGTGTATGTAGAGACTTTTGGCACGGAGCATCAGGATACGGAGTTCATCAACCAGTATGTTCGTGAGAATTATGACCTCACGCCGAGGGGAATCATCGAAGGGCTGCATCTGCTCGATGTGGACTATAACGCCATTTCCGCATACGGACACTTCGGAAAACAGAACCTTCCGTGGGAACTATAATAAATTTTTTGAAATTTTTTTTGATTGGATACCCACAAAATGCCCTCTCCCACGACAGTATATGAGGGGCGTTGTTCAGACCGACCACAAACACACTACAAACCAAGCGGGACTGACCGCCCCTATCACTATGCAACACCACTGTGGAAAGGAGGCAGAGACAATGCCAAGCAGACCAAAAACACCATGCAGACACCCCGGCTGTGCTGCGCTCGTACCTTATGGCACCAAGTATTGTGACAAGCACCGTTCTCTCCATCCGGAGGACACACGCTCCGCAGGCAGTCGAGGCTATGGCACCACATGGAACAAGACCCGCAAGCGTTACCTTGAGACGCATCCGCTGTGCGTGGAGTGCATGAAGCAAGGGCGCTATATCAAGGCGACCGATGTCGATCACATCATGCCGCACCGAGGAGACAATGTTCTCTTCTGGGATCAGAGCAACTGGCAGAGCCTCTGCCACCGACACCACAGCATCAAGACCCGAAATGAGGATCACACCCCCGAGTACAAGTACTAAACGCAAGCCACACTCACTATCGTTGCAGTTCAGGCAGTCTCAGGGGTGTACCTATGGGCGGGGCTGGGGGCTGGGGTTGCCCGCCGGGGCGGGTTCACTTCTCTGTGTGAAAGCGAACACAAGACCGTCGGCCCCTCTCGTGTGAAAAAACGCGAATTTGCAAGGGCCCCGGTCATTTGGGACCCTGACAGAGATATATTAGCTGTAAATGAAATACTGTGCAGAAAACAGAAAACGCAGATTTTTCGTGCTTTTCCATATGCTGCCGTAGGAAACTGCGGCGGCAGGATACATACAGAGTTTCGTTACAAAATGCACTGTAAAACGGCGAATTTACGTCAAAAAGCGATAGAATTAGCACATTTTTAGCGCCAAACCGCATTTTACAGTTTTATTCTTGGCGGAGCCCGTGTGGATACCGAAAACCGCATAAAATCAGAAGTTTCGAGGTGAATCAGATGACAGATTCTCAAAAATATCAAGTACGAATTATGCGGATGCAGGGCATTGGATATAAGGCAATAGCAAGGTCGCTGGGCTTGAAAACCAATCAGGTGCAGCTCTTTTGCAAGGCTCACGGTCTTGCAGGAGACAATCATCTGGTCGATGTCAACTATCAAATCTGGTGTCAGCAAAACAACCGCTGTCCGGTCTGCGGTGCAAAGGTCACCCAGCCGAGGACAGGACGGCGAAAACGCTTCTGTTCCGGACGGTGCAGAACAAGATATTATCGTGAAAAACTGGAGGAATCAAAATGCTTGTAACCGTTTTGTGCCTTACTTACATGATGATCATCATCCTGATCCATGCGATCTGGATATCTTCGATCATCAAGCATGACGGGAAATGCCACTACAACGACTGCGGTCACTGTCCGTATGACGCCTGGTGTCCGATGCAGGAGGAAAAACATGACACTGACAGAGAACTTCATTCGTGATGCGATACAGCTTGACAGCGGTGCAGAGGTCATGTACGGCAGCGATCAGATCTATGACACCTACCCCTGCCGCTTTCCGACTGTCGAGTTCCAGCTCATGGCAACGGATGCACTTGCGGAGGTCGCAGACCGCATCCGAATGGAGAAAGGCTATCTCCCGATGCATCCGAGGGACGGGCGCACGGACGATGTTGACAATGACGGCTGGTACGACTTTTATATCGGGATTAGCAAGCTCCCCAGCGATCATAAGGAATGCAAACTTGACAGCAGCATTAGTTTCGTGGTCGTCAATTCAGATTCCGATGACAACGAGGATATGTACAGCATTGACCTGACTGAAACAGAGCAGGCGTATGTGTATGAAATACTGAACCGGCAATGCCGGAGATATCACGGGAAGGACTGTGCCACGCTTCTGGCAGAGTCTGAAAAGGAGCTGATGGATACAGCATGAGGATAATAAAACGAAACGGCGCTGAGGTGCCGTATGACTGCGAAAAGATACGAGCCGCAATATCAGCGGCAAATGATGAAGTGCCGGAGAAGATATCAGATACAGTGATCGGATTCATTGTCGGGAATGTAGAAAAACGCTGTCATGCCCTTGCAAGACCTGTCCATGTCGAAGAAGTCCAGGACATGGTTCTTGATGAACTGGACAAGGCCGAGGCTTACAAACTTGCACGGCACTACAGTGAGTACCGCCTGTGGCATGAGCAGCAGCGCCGTATGAACACCACCGACGGCAAGATTCTCAGTCTGCTGGAACGCAACAACGAGGAGGCAAAGCAGGAGAACGCCAACAAGAACCCCATCATCAACAGCACGCTCCGTGACTATATGGCGGGAGAAGTCAGTCGGGATATATGTCGGCGCTTCCTGTTTCCGGAGGATGTGATCGCCGCCCATGATGACGGCATCATTCATGTGCATGACCTCGACTACATCGCAGAGCCGATGCACAATTGCTGTCTGGTGAATCTGGAGGATATGCTTCAAAACGGCACAGTGGTATCCGGTACTATGATTGAGAAGCCGCACAGCTTTTCGACTGCCTGCAATATCGCAACGCAGATCATTGCACAGGTGGCATCAAATCAGTACGGCGGACAGACGGTATCTCTGGCACATCTTGCGCCTTTCGTGGATATCAGCCGACAGAAAATTCGTGCCGAGGTGTTCGAGGATGTGAACTGCGACTGCGGTGCAAAGCTGTCTGAAAAAGAACTGGACTACATCGTAGAAAAGCGCGTGCGACGGGAAGTCAAGCGAGGCGTACAAACGATCCAGTATCAGATCAACACGCTCCTGACAACCAACGGTCAGACACCGTTCGTGACGGTATTCATGTATCTGGACGAGGCACCGGAGGGACAGACCAGAGATGACCTTGCACTCATTATCGAGGAAACGCTGCTTCAGCGTATCGAGGGCGTGAAAAACGAGAAGGGCGTGTGGATCACACCGGCATTCCCGAAGCTGATCTATGTTCTCGATGAGGACAACATTCAGCCCGGTTCCAAGTATTACTACCTCACCGAGCTTGCGGCGAAGTGTACCGCAAAGCGTATGGTTCCCGACTATATTTCCGCAAAGGTGATGAAACGTCTGAAGGGTGATGTGTATGCCTGCATGGGCTGCCGGTCATTCCTGACACCTTCTGCCGACCACAAATACTACGGCAGATTCAATCAGGGAGTCGTCACGATCAACCTTGTGGATGTTGCGTGTAGCGCAGGCGGAGACGAAGATAAATTCTGGCAGCTTCTTGATGAACGCTGCGAACTGTGCCGCAAGGCTCTGATGTGCAGGCATGAACGTCTGAAAGGTACGCCGTCCGATGTTGCACCGATCCTCTGGCAGTATGGCGCACTTGCGAGACTGAAGAACGGTGAGGTCATTGACAATTTGCTGTATAACAACTACAGCACGATCTCCCTCGGCTATGCCGGCATCGCGGAAATGACCTACCGCATGACAGGCTGTTCGCATACAGAGTCGGAGGGAAAATCCTTCGCCATTTCAGTGATGCATTTTCTGAACGATAAGTGCAGCAAATGGAGAGCTGAAAGCAATATCTCGTTCTCGCTATACGGCACGCCGATGGAATCTGTGACCTACAAATTTGCAAAGTGTCTGCAAAGGCGGCATGGTATTATTCCGCACGTCACGGACAGGAGCTACATTACCAACAGCTATCATGTCCATGTGACAGAGCCGATCGACGCCTTCAGCAAGTTGTCCTTTGAAGCGGAGTTTCAGGAGCTTTCTCCCGGCGGTGCGATTTCGTATGTAGAAGTGCCGAACCTTCAGAACAACATTCCTGCGGTTCTGGCACTCATGAAACACATTTACGAAACGATTTTATATGCTGAACTCAACACTAAGTCCGACTACTGTCAGGCTTGTGGCTATGACGGGGAGATGCAGATCGTGGAAGAGGACGGCAAGCTGATCTGGGAATGCCCGAACTGCGGCAACCGTGACCAGCGGACAATGAATGTCTGCCGCCGCACCTGCGGATATCTCGGAACGCAGTTCTGGAATCAAGGGCGCACACAGGAGATCGCAGAAAGGGTGATGCACCTGTGAATTACTGCGGTCTGAATAAAAACGATATTGCCAACGGTGAAGGTGTGCGTGTGTCGCTGTTCGTGTCCGGATGCCGGAATCACTGCATCGGCTGTCACAATCCCGAAGCATGGGATTTCGGCTACGGTCAGCCGTTTACCAAAGAAACCGAAAAAGAGATCATCGAAGCCCTGCGTCCTTCTTGGATACAGGGCATTTCTATACTCGGCGGTGAACCCTGCGAGGAGGAAAACGAGCGTGTTCTGATACCGTTTCTGAAACGGATAAAACTTGAGTCTCCGAATTCGGACACTTGGCTGTTCTCCGGATACACCTACGAAATGCTTCAGAATGATGAGATTCTCAAATACATTGATGTGCTTGTGGACGGGCCGTTCCTGATGGAACAGAAGAACATCTCCCTTGCATTCCGGGGCAGTCGGAATCAACGAATCCTCCGATTAAGAAATGGGGTGCGTGTATGAGAGCCAGACTGAAACCGCCGGGAGATGCTGTCCGCTGCGATGCCTGCGGATGTGCCTTTGTGCCGGAGCCGAAAATGCAGCGTGAGGGAGAGATCGAATACAGCTTCCTCAACTGTGATTACTGTGGCAAAGCGTATATCGTGTCTGTGACCGATGCCGCACTCCGCCGGAGCATCCGCAAGTACCGGACGCTTGCCGAAAAGCTGAAGGGCAAGCCGTTGAGTGAAGATACGCTCCGTGAGGTCACGGCGCTGAAGGATGCGAACACAAAAAGAGCCGCAGAGCTGCGGCAGATGTATATTCGGGAGGGATGAGATGAAAACAGCAGAACTTCGCATGATCCCTGTCTCGGAGCTGAAGCCTGCGGAATACAATCCGCGTAAAAAGCTGAAGCCCGGCGACAAGGAATACGAGAAGATCAAAAACAGCATCGAGGAATTCGGCTTTGCCGACCCGCTTGTTGTCAACGCCGACATGACGATCATCGGCGGACACCAGAGACTGACCGTAGCAACGGCGCTCGGTTACACGGAAGTTCCGTGTGCGGTGGTGGACATCGACAAAGTCCGTGAGAAGGCACTGAACATTGCGCTGAATAAGATCACGGGTGCATGGGACGAGAATCTTCTGGCGGAACTTCTCGAAGATATCCAGAGCAGCGATTTCGACCTCGGCAAGACCGGCTTTGATCCGCCGGAGATCGAGCAGCTTTTCAATGCCGTTCATGACAAGCAGGTCAGTGAGGACAGCTTCGATGTGGAGGAGGAGCTGCAAAAGCCGACATTCTCGCAGCCGGGAGATATCTGGATTCTCGGCAGGCACAAAGTCATCTGCGGCGATAGTACAATCGCAGAGACATACACCAAGCTGATGGACGGGCAGAAGGCAAACCTCGTCCTGACCGATCCTCCGTACAATGTGGATGTTGAGGAAACTGCCGGAAAGATCATGAATGACAACATGAGCGACAGTGATTTCTATAGCTTCCTGCTTTCCGCTTACAAGTGTATGTATGACAGTCTTGCCGATGACGGCAGCATTTATGTATGGCACGCCGACACCGAGGGGCTGAACTTCCGCAGAGCGTTCAAGGAGGCAGGCTTCCAGCTTTCTGGCTGCTGTATCTGGAAGAAGAATTCTCTGGTGCTGGGCAGAAGCCCCTATCAGTGGATTCATGAGCCGTGTCTCTTCGGGTGGAAACAGAAGGGCAAGCATCAGTGGTATGCCGACCGCAAGCAGACAACTGTATGGGAGTATGACAAGCCCAAGAGCAGCCCCGATCATCCGACCACAAAGCCTATCCCGCTGATGGCGTACCCGATCAAGAACAGCACCATGACCAACGGCATCGTTCTCGATCCGTTCCTCGGCAGCGGTTCGACACTGATCGCCTGTTGCGAGACAGACCGTGTTTGTCGGGGCATCGAGCTTGATCCGAAGTTCGTGGATGTCATTGTCAAGAGGTATCTGGCATGGTGCCAAGAGAAGCAGACCGCCGAGGTCGCATATGTCATTCGTGATGGACAGAAGCTCACCTATGAGGAGGCTATCGCAGCGATGCCGCAGGGCGGTGATGCAGTTGAGTGATGTGAAGTGTGTATTATATCACGACAACTTCCAAAACTTCAAAGGCTACAGCATCCCGAAAGCGCAGCTCGTCATCGCTGACATCCCGTACAACATCGGCGGCGATTTTTACGCAAGCCGCCCCGACTGGTATGTGGACGGTGACAATCAGAACGGCGAAAGCAGCAAAGCACATAAGGCGGCATTCCATACAGATTACAGCTTTAACATTGCTGAATACTTCGCCTTCTGCAACCGACTGCTCAAAAAAGAGCCGCCAAAAGGTGAAAAGGATGCGCCGTGCATGATCGTGTTCTGTGCCTTTCAGCAGATACCGGAAGTCATCCGGCAGGCGGAGAAATACGGCTTCAAGAAGTATCAGTTTTTGTGTTTTATGAAGAATTACAGTCCGCAGGTGTTGAAGGCGAACATGAGGATCGTGGGCGCAACGGAATACGCTCTGGTGCTGTACCGGGGCAAGCTGCCGAAATTCCGAAACACGGATGAGAATGGCAAACACCACATGATCTTCGACCATTTTGACTGGATGCGGGACGGCAAGGATATCCCGAAGATACATCCTTCGCAGAAGCCGGTAAATCTCCTGAAACGGCTGATCGGGATATTTACCGACGAGGGTGATGTGGTCATCGATCCCTGCGCCGGTTCCGGCTCAACGCTGCGTGCGGCGAGGGAGCTTGGCAGACACAGCTACGGCTTTGAAGTCAGCCGGGATTTTTATAATAAAGCCTGTGAACTGATGCTTGGGGAGGATACCGATGACGAAGCATGAATGTGCGGTCGTGACCGCTTACACAGAGATTTCTATGCTCAAGGGCGACGATCTGAAATATCTGTATGACTATCTTTCCGGCTTTATCGGCAGACCGGTGTATACACACGAGATTTCTGCTGTGGTGATGGCTTACAGAGAGCAGATCAGGGAGGACTTCCTCGATCTGTGCAGGAACGCAAAGGAGGCGGATGATGGATCAGAAACACTTGACTCTCGGCAGCTTATTTGACGGCTCCGGTGGCTTTCCGCTTGGCGGCATCCTTGCAGGGATCGAGCCGAAGTGGAGCAGCGAAATTGAACCATTCCCGGTGCTTGTCACGCACAAGCGGCTGCCGCAGGTGAAGCACTACGGCGATGTATCCAAACTGAACGGAGCAGAGCTTCCGCCGGTGGATATCATCACCTTCGGCAGCCCGTGTCAGGATCTGTCCATAGCGGGCAAGCGCGCCGGAATCCATGACGGTGATCGGTCAAACCTGTTCTTTCAGGCGATCCGCATCATCAAAGAAATGAGGGATGCAACAAATGGACGATATCCGCGATACTGCGTCTGGGAAAATGTCCCCGGCGCTTTCTCATCCAACGGAGGAAACGACTTCAAGGCTGTCCTCGAAGCAGTTATCGGAGTTAAAGAAAAAGGGATCGAGGTGCCTGCGCCTGAAAATCACAGATGGGCAAAATCAGACGTATATCTGGGAGACGGATGGAGCGTGGCTTACCGAGTTTTCGATGCTCAATACTGGGGTGTCCCCCAACGCAGAGCAAGAATCTACCTTGTCGCAGATCTTGCTGGTGGAAGTGCCGGAGAAGTATTATTTAAGTCCGAAGGCGTGTCTGGGTATACTCCGCAGGGCTTCCGTGCGTGGCAAGGAGCTGCCGGAGGTGCTGAAGAAGGCACTGGAGAGACAGGCGGGCGGTCTGACGCTGGAGGTGGAACCCTCTGCCTGAATACACAGGGCAACAGCGGCGTCGGCATCACCGAGAACAAGGCTCTCGCACTGGTCGCACAGGATCATGGCAATCATCCGGCTGTGCTTCATGCGGTCGGTATCGACGGCTACAATGCTGCGGTCACCGATGATACGGCAGCAACGCTTGGTGTGAACTGCGGAATGTCCACAGGCAGAAACGGTGTCCTGCAGGCGGCGGGATTTTCCACAGAACACAGTGCAAAAGCAAGGAGCATCGGCTACGAGGAAGAGGTATCTCCCACACTTCGAGCCGGTGTTGTTCCGGCGGCAATGGAGTTATATGAAAATCATGGGCAGGACAGCAGATTCAGAGGACCTTTGGATGTAGCACAGCCTGTGACTGCTACCTACGGCATGGGCGGCAACAATCAGCCGCTTGTGGTAGAGAACAATCCCACGGACGGCAGAGCGAAGATCAATCCCGACGGTGTGTTTCAGACGCTCTGCGGACGAGCCGGAACAGGCGGAAACAACACGCCGCTTGTTGCTGAACCGGTCACGCTGAAAATCAGGTCGGGATGTGAGGGCGGTGGCAAGGGTGCTTTATGGCAGACCGACAAGTCTGCTACGCTCGGCACAAACAATGACCAGAGTGTATTTGTTCCGTTCGTCAAGGGAACACGTCCGCACTCTGCTGAAGAGGGGCAAACATGGAAACCCGGCGAGGTCGCCAATACACTGAATACCTTTGATGTCGGTGAAAGTCGCTGCAATGAACTTGTGGTGGAAGAGCCGCAGATCAGGGCTTTCGGTGTATGCAGCAAGCATTCCAATGCGATGATGTCCGACAATCCGCACAGCGGATTCTATGAGGCGACCACAAGCAGAACGCTCGACCAAAGTGGTGGAAATTCTGTGACATCGAATCAGGGCGGCATCTGCGTGGTAGCACCTGCGCCTGAAACCTTCGATGTGCGTTTCACATCAGACGGTACAAAAAACGCTCGTGGGCATTGCTATCCGACAGACATCTCCCGATGCCTTGATACGAGCGAGGGATCGCCAGACTCGAATCACGGCGGTGTCGCTGTGGTGGCTCTTGAACCGGGGGCTGCATCACGTGTCGGCGGTCATGTATACAGTGACGGCAAAAGCGGTACGCTTCGAGCCAATGCCGGCGATAATCAGCAGGCTGTTGTGGTCGCCGAGCCGGAGACCTATGCTCTGCAAGGCTCGATGATCGGTCGTGCCGACAAGAACGGTCCGCAGGGTGATGGCATCAACGAGGATGTGTGCTTTACGCTCAATACATCGGACAGACACGCCATTGCCGCACCTGATCCGTCCTTCACAATTTCCCGCGACAACCATTTTGCCGTTTCGGAGGATGTATCCGTTACAGCCGTGGCAAGAGGCCCTGCGGCAGTCGCAGCACCGGCAGACCACTATTGCACCAGTAAGAATTCGCATCATACGGTCGCCGCCCATGAGCAGGCAAACACGCTGGTCGCTTCCGACTGGAAGGATCCGCCGCTTGTGAACGACCTTCCGAATGACGAGCCAGTATATATCGTTCGCCGCTTGACTCCGGTTGAGTGCGCCAGATTGCAGGGATTCCCTGACTGGTGGTGTGCCGACCTTGCAATTACTGATCCTTCCGATGAGGAGATCGCCTTCTGGACGGAGGTCTGGGAGACATGGCGGCAGGTCACAAATCCCAAGGGCAAGCCGAAAACGGAAAAGCAGATCCGCAAATGGCTGGCTGATCCGTACACGGATTCAGCGGAGTACAAGCTGTGGGGCAACGGTGTCTCAGAGCCGGTCGTATACTTCGTGCTTTCCGGCATCGCATGGGCAGCGCAGAGAGATACACAAAAGTGAACGCATAACGTGCCCGTTTTGAAACGATGAAACGAAAACTCCCGAATCTGCGTTACTTTGATTTCGCAAAGATACACTCATTCAGATTTCTTGTCTCCGCCAAGCTCGATCTTTCCGTGCTTTTCCTCATATTTTTCAATGCAGTCACGGATCAGGATCAGAACCTGACTGTTGGCAGAACGACCTTCGTAATCGGCAACAACGTGAAGTTTATCAAGCATCTCCTGTTCGATACGGATGGATACACTTTTAATAGCCATAAAACAACTTCCTTTCAGATATATTATGACTTTATTTTAGACCTGTTTTGTGGTATAATGTTTGAAATGGATATAAAGTGTATCTAAAATATATCTATAAGAAGTTGTACGATATGAAAATAGCAATTATTGGCTCACGGGGACTTCATGTGAATGACCTTGAACGGTATCTTCCGGAAGATGTCACAGAAATCGTCAGCGGAGGAGCAAGGGGCATTGATTCGGATGCGCGGGCATACGCACAGGCACACGGCATTCCGCTGAAGGAGTTTCTGCCGGATTATGAACGCTTCGGCAGGAGCGCCCCGCTGAAACGGAATCTTGAGATCATCGCTTATGCCGATGTGGTGCTTGCATTCTGGGACGGACAGTCACGCGGCACGAAATATGTGATAGACCATTGCCGGGAACAGCACGTTCCGGTCAGGGTTTTCGCACCGAGAAAGAAATAGTAATAAAGAAGCCATGCAGCAAATTGTGAACATTCTGATACTAAATCAGATGTTCTGCCGCAGGGCTTCTTTCTATTCTGTACTATGCACAATCTAAAGGGCAGACACGCCCCGTACATTCTCCGTTTTACAGTCTTGCATTCCGGGGCAAAAGACGGTAATATGTGACTACGAAAACGCCGCAGCCCAACGCACAAGGCTGAGGGGCGGCAGTAAAAACGGAGGTAATCATATGGAAATCAAGTTCAATATTGAAAAGAGCCAGCGCAAGGCACTGGCACAGAAAATCGGCGAGCTGACAGGAGCAGAGGTCAAGTACCTCGGTGTACCGGGCTGCAGATACCAGATCGACTTCTTCACCCTGGACAAAAACGCAGTCCTCAGTTTCAGCGACCGCATCGACACAGATATCGTGGAGAAGGTACTGAATGGGCTTGCAGAGGCAGGATATGAAAGCAAAACAGTAGCACCGCCGGAAGAAACGGATGCTTCGGCTGAATCAGAGCCGGATATCCCTGACGAACCGAGCAGCGGATTTCCGCTGCTCGCAAGCATCAGCTTCCCGATTGCAGAGCACACGGTGCAGAGCCTTACAAACCTTATCTGCATGATCCACTCCCGCGGCGCACTTCTCAGCAAGGCGACCGGCGGACAGTTCTTCGCAGACAAGAGCCTCGCCGATGCGATCCTCGATGACAAGACCTTCCGCAGCATCCACGAGCTTATCGCCTACATCAGAGTATGGGAGGAAACGAATCCCGAACTGAAGGGCATCCGTTTCGCCGATGACAAGCTGATCTTTGACGGCTTCGGTGCAGCGCAGGATGCCGAAACGGTGCAGACCTTCACCAAGCTCGCCACAGCCATGAACAGGATGGCGATCACGCAGAAACGTGTGCAGGCAAAGGATGTCGATGACAGCAACGAAAAGTACGCACTCCGCATCTGGCTGATCCGCCTTGGGCTGAACGGCGCAGACTGCAAGGTTGACCGCAAGCGCCTCATGGCTCCGCTTTCCGGACACACCGCATTCCGCAACGATGCGGAGCGTGTGCGCTGGGAGGCAAAGCAAAAGGCAAAGCGTGATGCTGCCAGAACCGAACTGACCGAGGAGGATGAAAACGATGCAGTTTCCGAATGAAAGACAGCTCAGAGCCTTGCGGGAGCGTTATCCCGCAGGCACCCGCATCCGACTGAAGCATATGGATGACCCTTATGCACCCGTACCGCCCGGCACGGTCGGCGAGGTTCAGATGGTTGATGACGGCGGCAACATACACATGGTCTGGGAGAATGGCAGAACGCTCTCCCTTATAGACGGTGTCGATGATTTCCAGGTCATTTCTGACCGCAATGGGGGCTCCGGAAAATAAGAGATCCTATTCCATTGTATCCGAGTATACCATAGAATTTCAAGTATATCAAGTGTACACATACACCAGATATGAGCAATGTATTTTCCTCGATATTCTGTGGTTTTAGCGGCTTGCTATATCCTCCGAAAGACGGTAATATGTGACACAACGGAAGGGCAAACGCCCACCGAAAAACCGAATCGGAGGATACCAAAATGACTGAGAAAACCGCACAGCAGATCAACAGAATGAAGGAGCAGACCATCGGGGTTGAGATCGAGATGAACAACATCACCCGCAAGGCTGCCGCAAAGCTCGCCGCCGACTTCTTCGGCACGAACCGCTACGAGGACACGGCCTGCCGCAACGGCTACGAAACCTACAGTGCTTGGGACGCACAGGGACGCGAGTGGAAATTCCAGAAGGACGTCAGCATCGCAGGCCCCGACAGCGAAAAGTGCGAACTGGTCACACCGATCCTGCACTACGCAGACATCGAAACCCTGCAGGAGCTTGTGAGAAGGCTCAGAAAGGCAGGAGCGCGCAGTGATTACACGCGGGGATGTGGAGTCCACTGCCACATTGGAGCCCAGGGACACACACCGCAGAGCCTCAGAAACCTCGCAAACCTTATGGCAAGCCACGAAACCCTGATCGCCGAGGCAATCAGAGTAGACCAGAGCAGAATGCACCGCTACTGCAGAACAGTTGACCCGAGATTCCTTGAACAGCTCAACCGCAAAAAGCCCACCACGATGGCACAGCTTGCGGACATCTGGTACGGCGCACAGGGCTGCGAATACGGCAGAACCCACCACTACAACGACAGCCGCTATCACATGCTCAACCTCCACGCTACCTTCACCAAAGGCACGGTCGAGTTCAGACTTTTCCAGTTCGCACCGCCTTCCAACGGCAAGCAGAACGGGCTCCACGCAGGCAAGCTCAAGAGCTACATTCAGCTCTGCCTCGCAATGAGCCAGATGGCAAAGGACCTGCGGAGCGCCAGCCCCAAGGAACAGCAGAAGGAAAACAAAAAGTTCGCCATGCGGACTTGGCTGATGAGAATGGGATTCATCGGGGATGAATTCGCAACGGCGAGAGAGGTCCTCACTGAGAACCTTACGGGCGACAACAGCTTCCGCTTCGGCAGATCTTAAAGGCCTGCCCTTCGGGGCGGAAGAACAAGCGGAACGGCACGGCGGCGCACACAGCCGCCACGGTCTCGGCTCTCGCCTCGGTCGGTGCTTCTGCTTCGCAGAGGTTGCCACTGGCAACCCGCACCCCCGTGTGTGGCGGAAAGGGTATCCTCCGAATCGGTATCCCATCTCAGTCAACCGCGCCACACAGCGCAAATGTAGGCAAGGCATAAAATGCACAACATACGGCACAGAATCGCCCTCGATGATCTGTTCATTTACCCGCTTGATAATGCCGCCGAAATGAGTTAACATAGCACTACCGCAAGGAAAAAACGCAAAGGAGAACATAGCATGAACAAGAAAAAATACTACATAGCCTACGGCAGCAACCTCAACATCCGCCAGATGCGATTCCGCTGCTCAGGCGCAAAGCCCATCGGCATTTCCGCGATTCCTGACTACGAACTGCTCTTCAAGGGCAGCAAGACGGGAGCGTACCTCACCATCGAGCCGAAGGACGGCGGGCTTGTTCCGGTCGCCGTGTGGGAAGTGACAGCCGACGATGAGAAGCACCTCGACATCTACGAGGGCTACCCGAACTTCTACTACAAGAAGGAAGTCCGCCTGCCAATCAGGCTGGCAAACGGCAAGACCAAAAAGGTCACGGCATTTGTCTACATCATGCACGAGGAGCGTGAGATTGCGATCCCGTCAATGACCTACATCCGCACCTGCGAGGAAGGCTACCGCAACTTCGGCTTCGACACCAAGTTCCTTGATGCCGCCTACGAGATCAGCGCAAAGGAGGTACAGCGATGAAAGACCGCAACAAAGAGCCGCACATCTGCCCGAAATGCGGGCAGGCGTACACCGCCCGACCAGCTCTTTCCCGCGTGGATAACAGCCCAATCTGCCCCGACTGCGGAACGCGTGAAGCGCTTGAAAGCATCGGCGTCGGACGCGAGGAACAGGACAAGATTCTCGGCATCATCCACGAGAAGTACGAAGGCGAATAAGTCGGCACAAAGGGGCGTTACAGCCCCTTTCCGCATTCTCAGGGATAACTTATCCCCCACTTTCCGGGCGTGACACGGCGCGTTCTGGCGCAAACTATGTACCTGTTCAGCTTGCTGAAAACGGCGATTCTTCTACGATTTATTTTGCACATAGGCGTGGACTTTTCAGGCAAAAGGCGGTAGTATGTGACACAACGGAAGGGCAGACAGCCCACCGGAATTCATAACATGGAGGATACGAACATGAACGACAGCTACTTTGAGGAGATGACCTTCCAGTGCGCCGCCTATGAACGCGCCAAAAAGGAGCGCGCCGAGCGCAAGGCTCAGATTGCCGAAGCCCACGGCTACGACAGCCCGGAGGTGGACGCTTGGTACGCTGAGGAGAAGGCGGCAGGTCCTTACCCCTACAGCGGCAATGAGATGAAAGCCTACTGGGTGTACAAGATGCGCCGCGAGAACGACGGTGACGAGTTCGAGATGAGCGATTACTGCTGGGACAAGGAATTCCACGATTTCATCGAAACGCTCCGCAAGCTAGGCATCACCGAGTTCACGATCACCAATCAGAGCACGGCGCTGATGGAGAACATCTACGGATTTATTGCAGAAGGCTGCACGATGGTCGGAACGCACACCATCACCAAGAAGAGCCTGCGCTGGGGCGAGGAAGAATACGAAACGGCACAGGGCATCCTTTTCAAGGTGAACTGATATCGACAGGAGCAGGGCTTCGGCTCTGCTCCCCTCCCCCTTTTCCTCATGTGTAAATCCTACAATACGAAAGGCTGAGATCGGCGATTCTTCTACGTTTTATTTTGCACATAGGCGTGGACTTATCAGCAGGATCATGGTAATATGTGACACAACGGAAGGGCAGAACGCCTACCGAAAAACGAAACGGAGGATAACACCATGAACCCCTACACACTGAGAAAGAGCCTGAACCTGATTGATGCCAACACGGCGATCACCCGCGAGGACTTCGAGAGCCTCTTCTGCAAGACTGCAGAGCGTGTCACCTTTACCTTCAACGGTTGGGACGGCAAGAGCTATGATGGCGAGAGGCGCAGCGGTTACGTTTACCGCACCATCATCGAGGGCTACGAGAATGTGAGATTCGTTAAGGTCGGCAAGGGACTGCATTACATCGATGAGGACAGCAGCATTACCGAGAAGGCTACGGGCATCGCCCACAAGGAAGCAGAGTGGCTGGTCGATGTGAAGAGAGCATAAGCAAAACAGCGGAGCCCTTCCTGCGGGGAGGGCTTACCGCAGAAAAAAACATGGAGGTTTACGAACATGAGTACGAATTCAAGAGTCGGAATTCTGCATCAGGACGGCGTCACGGAGACAATCTACTGCCATTGGGACGGCTACCCCGAACACCAGATGCCCATCCTCACCGAGCATTATAACACCGCCGAGAAGGTCAAGGCACTGCTTGCCCTTGGAGACATCAGCATCCTCGGCGAGCGCCTTGCTCCCGATGCGGATGAGCCGCACAGCTTTGAAAAGCCTGCCGATGGTGTGACGGTTGCTTACCACCGCGACCGCAAAGAGCCGATGCAGCCTGCGGTCACCCACAAGAGCGTTGTTTCCCTGATGAGCGATGACTGGGGCATTCCGTATTACTACCTTTTCGATGAGGAAAAAGGAGCATGGCTTCCGCCGACCGAGGACTGATAGGTTCAGCCCTGCGGGGCTGACTTGCCCCACGTTGTCCTTTGTGCGGTTTTCCTGCGATAAGCTTGCCCCTGCGGAAAGCCGCCTCACACGGCGCGTTTGTGTGCCTCCTGTGGGCTTGGTGCTATGTATACAACAAATGGCGCAGATACGCCGATTTTGTTCTGAACATTTAGCCGCTTGCTATTCCGGAAAGATCATGGTAATATGCTACACAACGGAAGGGCAAACGCCCACCGAATACAAAACACGGAGGTAAACCACCATGACAAAGAAGGAAATGAAAGCCGCAGTTGCCAAGCTGAAGATGCTGCAGAACGGCAAAGCCGCCCTTGAGGGAATGACCGAAGCGGACTGCCTTGAGCTTTTCGGGATCAGCAGAGCGCAGGCACTTGCAAACACAAACGCCGCCCTTGCCAAAACCGAGCAGGAGATTT